ATTAGTAGTGGTTTTAGATTTTGGTGGAAACAAGACAGCAACGAATGGTACTTTTACCATTACGTTTCCTGATCCTAGTACACCAGCTAATGCAATTATTAGTATGGCATAAGGAGAAAATTTATGGCGTTGGTTATAAATGATAGAGTAAAAGTAACAAGTACAACTACGGGCACAGGTGCGTTCGCACTTGGATCAGCTGTAACTGGTTTTGAAACTTTTGCACAAGGTATAGGAAACAATAATACGACATACTATTGTATCTTTAATCAAGGTACAAGTGAGTTTGAAGTTGGACTTGGAACATTAGATGCTACAAGTGCAAACATAACAAGAGGATCAGGAGCTACAATTTTTAGTAGTTCTAACTCTGACAATGTTGTTGATTTTAGTGCAGGCAC